TCTTAATAACATAAGACATTTTATTAATTAATTTGTTAAGTCTATTCCTTTTTCTGCTTTCTGCAAGTCTTTTCCTTTTATCCTTCATATTTAATATTTTATTCCAATCAAGGCTATTATTTAATTCCTTTTGGAGTTCTTTTTTAGCTTGATAATATATTATATTTATTTCATTATCTAACTTTTCTATGACCTTGTCCGTATTTATATGGGCTAAATCTTTCATGCTATCACCTCAATTAAATTATAACATAAAAAAGACTAGAATTTAATCTAGTCCTAGTATTATTTTTATTCACGTTTCTGGTTAGATGATATTTTGCTTAAAACGTTTTTTAAAGCTTTTCCACTTTTCCCCGCATTAACTGTATGTTCAAATCCGCTTTTTATTTTTGATTTGTTTTCTATATAAGAAATTACATTTACTGCTGTATCTTCTGTTACATTAAAAGTTTTCATGCATATTTTAACTGCGTTTGCAAAATCTTTACCCATTGCTTAACCCCTTCCACTATTATTATTTTTTATATGCAAGTTTCTTTGAAATATATTTCTCCGAATTTATTTGTAAGTAATTTCTTTCTTTTAAATCTTATATTTATTTCAAACATTTCAAACATTAAAACCATATTTTTCTTATAAATTCTAAAGTTCTTGGTTTCTCTTAGCACTTTTATTTTTTTATCAAAAGCTATTTCTGCTTTTATTCTAAATTTTTCTTTAGGAACTAATTCATAAATACTATCTCTAAATGTTAATATAAGTATTCCGTTTCGTTTATTAAAATTAACATATTCCATTTATTCAACCCCCTCCACTATAATTCTTTTCTTACCTTCTTTTTCTTCTACACAACAATAAACTTTGCTACCTTGTTTTATTCCTAACTCTTTGATTTGCTTAGTTAAAACAACATATAATGAGTATTTGCCAGTCGGCTGTACATTTGTAAAGCTTTGATTACTAATCATTTAATCCCCTTTCAAAACCATTTTCCATGATTTCGTCAAAATCTCTATTGTCAAACTTGAAATCGGTTTTTGATGTGTCGATTACGAACATTTCCTCTGCATCGTCTGCGTTTAAATAATCTGAATCTTTCATTTCTCTATACATTCAATCGCCTCTTTACCTATATTATACTACCTATTAACAAGTAATACAATAGGCAAATAAAAAAAAGAACTAGAAATTAATCTAGTCTTCTTCAGTCTTCACAATCAGGGGTTCTTCTTCATCTTCTGGAATTTCTATCCTATCAATGCTTTCTTCTTTTGTTTCTTCTATTATCTTATCTATTTCGTCATTTGCAATCATAGGATTAAGCTCTAACGCTTTCCTTTGACTTATATCTTCCCTAAATAATACTATATTACCAATTATCTCACTCTCATTTACTAGCGTACTGCGTGTAAATTTAATGTTATATTCTGTATTGTCTTTAGAAAACTCTTTGTATAAAGTAATAATCCCATCTATGAAATCTTTACAACTCCATTCGAACTCATTTGTTTTTAAATCTAGGTTTGTAAACATTGCCTTAATATCTAAGTTAGTTATATTACCACCGCTTATCTTCTCTGTATCTATTGCCATAGCACCCTCGTATATATCTTTCCTAAGTATAGATAAGGCTTTCTCTCTTGCTTGCCATGGTATTTCTACTGTATGAGGTGTTGCATCTCCTTCGCTTTGAACTTTTACCGACTTGTAAAACTTTAAATCCTTGATGAATTGGTCCAGGTCCTGTCCACCATAGTTTTTTATAACCCAATAAACATCTTGCATATCCTCAAGGTTGTTACCAAAATCCGACTGGATAATATCGTACAAGTCTATCTTGTTTTTAAGTCCTGTTACTAGATCGTCTCTATGATTATCTTTAACATAAAGAGGAACTATCGGTAACATAGACCAATTACTTTCGCCTATGATAGTTTCTTCCAGCACATCTTTACCTCTTGTAATTATATAAGCCGTCTTATCTTCTAATAGTTCTACTTTGTTATCTTTTATCTTATACTTGCTTTTGCCAGTTTCTTCATATAGTTCCACATATAAAGGTTTGCTACTGTCTATCTGCCAGAATCTTATACCTATTCTCAATACGCCGTTTGATTCATCTAGCAAGGGAATGAACTCTATGCCTTTCCATATATCAACATCAAATCCACCTTTTAAATTTAAAAAACAATATGCCCAACTAACACCAGCAATATGTGCGGATATGCCAGCCCGTTGAACCTTAATATCAAAGTTCTTGCCTAAGTTATCTTTTATTTTGTTTTCATCTCCTAAATTAATTCCATTACCTAATAAAAAGTTATTAGCTTGTTTGACTATAACAGGAAAGAACCCGCTTGGTATCTGATTATTAGCCTTTGTTATATCGTCAACCTGTGTCATATTAGCGCCAATAAAAGTCTTTCTGCGTGCTAATATAGTTGTATTTTCTTCTTCATAATATGCCCGTGCATCTATTGCATTAAGATACATTTTGCTAGCTTTAAATTCTTGTATAGCTTTCAATATAAACTTTTCTTTATTCTCTGCTGCTTCGAAATCTTGATACGTTAACATATTATTACCACCCCCATTTATTACCGTTACCTATCGGCATCTTTTCAGTTAATCCAGTTAAACTGTCTGCATTATCGTCATGTATGTTTTTGGCTGTCCTCTGATAGTTAATTGTATCTCTATAAAATTCTTTATACATGCTTTTCCAATGTTCGGGATACATTATGCAATTCATTACTGTTGTTGCTCCTGTCAATATTCTAGCGTTTTTATTCTTTGCTTGTGTAAATAAATCAAATGAAGTTGTATTGTTTCCTAATGATCTAGTTTCTTTTTCAACATTCCTTCCAAACCCTCGACCACCATTATTAGATTCAATATAACAATAGTTTACCTTATGGTTCATTAATCTCTTAGCAAGTTCTGGTTCTGTTGTTTCCATTCCTGCTTGAGTATAATATATGTCTAATATATAAGCCTTGCCTTTATATAATCCTGCTGTTATGCTGCATAAATAATCCGTTCCTAAATCTGCTGTGTCTGTATAATTATATATGCCCTCAAACTCTGGTAATTCATTATAAGTAAGAAAAGTAGTATATAAAGCCCCTTTTAGATTTAATGGAACTTGGTTGTAGTTAGCTGATGCAATATCCTCTCCAAGGGTTTCCATTAGTATATTGTATTGCCTTTTGTTCAGTACTTCATCGCATAGCATATTTTTGCCATCAAATGCTTTCATAACTATTGTTTTAACTTTTAATCCTATGTCGTTGAAATAGTCTATAGCTTTCCCAGCTAGGTCATTAGTTGACCACCTAGTCATTATTATTATAATCTTCCTCTTGCCTTGTAATCTTGACATCATAGTATTTGTAAACCAATCCCAATGATTTTCAAGTATTAGCTGGTTATTGGCTTCATAGGCAGATTTTACTAAATCATCTATTATTATATAGTCCGCGCCGAATCCTGTAGCAGTTCCTCCTGGACTTGTTGCTAAATAGTTATTGCAGCTCTGTCCTTCCAAACTCCACATCTTAGCTGCAGCATCACCACGTTTTATTTTAGTATTGTTGAATATATCCGAATATACAATTATATCTTCATCTGCTTTATTCTCCATTATACTATCACGTACTTGCTTTGAGAATACAGTTGATAGAGTTTCGTTATATGATGCTGTCATAATTTTGTTTGTGTTGTCTTTCCCCATTAACCATTGTACTAATAGTCCAGCGCTCCTTGATTTGCCATGTCTCGGAGGAAGATTCAATATCAGCACATCATCATCATTAAAACAAAATTCTTCTAAATCGTCACATATCTCTTTTAAGTATATTCTATCATCTTTGTAAAAGTCTTTTGCTTTAAGCTTACAATATTCCCAAAACTCTCGTCTTGCTAATTCACATGTGAGGGCTTCTTTTAGTCTATTCATCTAGTAACTCCTTAATTTGTTCTTTACTTAATTTTGATACATCAAGTGTATTTTTAGATTCCATTTTTATATTAATCTCATTTAATCCGTATCTTTTAGCCAATGCATCTGCTCCCTTGATCCTTTCTTTTAATTGTGCTTTTACTTCTTTCTCTTCAATTTTTCCTTCCATATTTGTAACAATAGTTACATCTTTTTTAGTTCCTCGCATTAAATCCGAATAAAATTCTAATACTTCTGTAGCGTTTGCAATTGTCTTTTCCTCTGCTTTTTTAACAACCTTGCTATTTATTTCATTAAACCTTGCTCGCACCTTGCTATCTCTGAACAATCTGCTTGCATTTTCGTCTATAGTCTTGTTTGCCATATTTTTAGTTGAATAACCAGCTTGTTTATATGCTTCACGTTGGCTTAGCTGTTTCATTAAGCCGCTCACAAACTTTTCACGTTTTGCTGTTAGATTCTGCATTTCGTCACCTCCGTTACTTTATTATAACATTTTTGC